GACTTTTTAATTGGTTTTGGTTTTGGTTTAAATAAATTTGTTATAAAACTAAACATTTTATCTCCTTTAACTTCTTATTTATTTAAGAATCTTACTAAATCATCATATCCACCTATCCAGTTATCATCTAACCAAATCTGTGGAACTGTTTTAAACCCTTGTTTTACTATATAATCTTTTGCATCATCATCTTCATCAATGTAAATTTTTTCAAAAGGTAAATCTTTTGTCTTCAATAAGTTTTCGGCCTTATCACAATATAAACATATTTTTGTACCATAAACTTTATACATTATTTTTCCTCATAAAAGTTTTCTAAACTCTTTTTAGTTTCTTTTTTCTTAGAACTATTTGCTTTGTAAACTTCTTGACCATCTTGTGGTAACATATTCTTTTGTAAATAATCCATATACTGATTACCATAATTTGTATCATCTAAAGGATTCTGGTCAAAAGTAGGCATCATATTCTTTTCTATTATTTTATGTTTAGTGTGTGTTTGTTTTTTTTCTTTTTGTATTCTACGAATAAATGCATAGTATATTATTTGTGTAAAATATGAAAATGGATTCTTTGATTTTTCTGGGTCAAAATTATTTACATATTGTAGACAGTTTTCTATACCATCACCTATCATCTCTTCTTTAAATGTATAGTTTATAAAATTAGGTCTAAATGATAAGTGTTGTGCAATCTTTAAAAAACACTCACCAATATAATCTGTTACTGGTGGAGTTTCTTCTCCTAAAGATTCTGCATCTTTTACTTTTTCTTTCCACTCTGTGATTGCCTCTAAGAATTGTTTATTGTTAACATAATGTTTTGCATTTGCAGCCAATATTATTTCCTTGTATTCATTACTTTAACATATTTTATTTTATTGTCAACCATATAAAAAAATAAATTACCTATTGACAAAATATTTTTGGGTGTTATACTTGTTCTTGTATTGATTGAAATTAGTGTTTAGTTTCATCATAATCATAAGGTACATTTTGATATTCATCAATTAATTCTTCCATATCGGATTCTTCTAATGTAGTTCTCTGTTCTTTGACTTCAATATTGTCGTCATTTACTTTTAATTCATCACCGTCTTTATTTTTATATCGTTCAGCATCATCATATCTTTTTAATATATATTCATAATATTTACATAACCCAATGTTCACTTCATAGTGTAGAACGACTTGAGTTTTTTCTATTGCAAATACTTTATCTTTAGTAAATGTAGCCCACTTACGAAGTGCAAGATTTTCTTCATATTTACCATCTTTTCCCATAGTATTTACCGTACACATCTTCATAGGATATCCTACTTTAAAATATCCATTTTCAGCATTGTGTAACTTACAAATGATTTCATCACCATTTGATAGTTTCATTATTCGGTAACTACTCATTCCACAACCTTAACTTTTTATCCATCGGTTTCCATTCAACTGGGGGTTCATCTAACTTAGCTCTATTTAAATTTACATTTTCCCAGAAGTGTTCAAAAACCTCTTCTTTTGTTTCCATAATGTTAAATTCAAATTCTTCATACATCTTATCAATTCTTTTTTTTATCTTTTCTTTGTTATACTCAATCTTTCTTTTATAGTCATACATTTCTTTAAATTTTTCATAATCCTTTTCATTTATCATAATTTTATCCTATGTATTGTATAATCAAATTGTTCTTCGTTGTATATATTTATTCTTTCCATAAAATGACGAAGTGTAAAGTTCTGTCTGTTTTTATAAGAAAAGTCATCTGCTATGTCAAATAATTTACACTCTGTTTTATTATCACCTAATCTCAAACCTCTACCAATAGATTGTAAAACTCTAATCTTACTTTTAGAAGGTGATGAGAAAATTATATTATGTAAGTTCTTAATATTAATACCAGTAGAGAAAGTACCATATGATGCAACAATAATCGCATCTTTAGATTTTTCAGTTATAGCTCTAATCTCTTCTCTAGTCAATGCATCAACACCACCACTTACAAAAAAAACTTTTCTGTCTTTGTAAGTATTTGTTATCAAATCATATAAAGGTTTTCCGTGTTTTTCTACATATTGATATAATACTAGTGTATTACCTTTAAGTGGACTAACTAATTTATTTACAAAATTTAATCTTTGTCTATGATTTACAATATAATCTATTTCATCTGCATACTTTAAATCTTTTACTATCTTACATTCATTATCAGTATATCCTAAAATTAAACTATCTATTTTAAGATTAGATAATGTTTTCTTTTCTATCAATTCTTTTGTAGATATAACTTTATTTGTAGTACCAAACAATCCCTCTAGAACTAATTTATGAGTTTGTAAATCATCTAATGTACCAGTAAGTCCAAAACGATACTTACATAAATGTAGTTTTGTCATTATAGATGTAAGTGATTTTGCTTTGAATAGATGAGCCTCATCACCTATGACACAACCAAACTGTTCAAAATATTTTTTAGGAAACTTATGTAAAGATTGCCAAGTAGATATCACAACATCTTTTTCTATCTTTTTACTATGACCAGAATATACTTTTTGAATATATGATTCTAACCAACCATAGTCTAAGAAATCACTAGACATCTGTTCTACTAAACTTGTTGTAGGTACGAGTATCAATGTTTTAAGATTCTTTGAATGACACCATCTTGTAAGACCATAAATGATTAACGATTTACCAGATGCAGTAGGACAAACAAAAAGACTACGACATTTTCTGGCACCAGAAAGAATACTAGAAATCTGATAATCACGAGCTTTGTATGGAATTTTAAGGTGTTTAATAAATGACTTAATAGTTGATTCATCAATGTCCTCTGGTCTTGTATTGAAATCTAATTCGTATCTAATGTCATTTCGTTTACAGAACTCTCTGATGTATGGTAACAATCCCAAATAGATTTGTCCAGTAGCAACTGAGAATAATCGTATTTTTCCGTCCCATACTTTGTTTCTATAACTGGGCATAAATCTTGCACCAGGCACTTCAAAGGTAAAATATTCTGAGAGTTCTCTTGCAATATGTGGTTCTGTTTCAATTCGTATGTATACTTCATTTTTCTTCTCTATTTTCATAAGGTACTTCTTCTTTATCTAATTCTGGAAAGTCTATGTCTTTTTGTCTATAAGGTGCATTTTTATCAACATCATTTGCAGCTTTTACCTTATCCATATCTTTCATTGTGTGTGGAAGACCAAGTGCTGGTCTAGAATCAAATTTACAAAAATCACCATATGGGCCGTTTTTGTCTACATAATGTAAAAATACTTGTGTTTGCCACGCACCCTCTGGTGCGTTAAACGCTTCTCTCCAATGTTCTACTTCACACCCACGATAGATTACTCCATCACCAGGCTCCATAGGAATCATCTTACCCTTTGTACCTCTTTCACCATCTTCTGGGCCAACAAACATACCCCAGTTATAATCTTCTTTACCTTTGTAATCATATCCTAAACAACAAGTAATAGAAACTTCACAAGATGGTCTATCTTTATGTCTTTTTAACATATCACCTACTTTATATAGTCTATAATAAGAATAAGTAGGCCACAATTCTAATCCAGTAGATTTTTCTATTGTCTTTCTACCAAAATTTAAAAGTGTTTCCATAAGTGGGTCACCATAAACACTATGACTGCCTGGAATCTGAGCACTCTCTGCCTCTGGTTGAAACAGTCTTGCTCTGTCGTAATGAGAATATTGAGTTGCTACTTTTGCAATATCTCTAGGTATCATCTCTTTTATGAGAACATACTTTTTTTCTTTGAAAAATTTTACAGTATCAATCATCTAAACATCTTTCCTAAATTCCATATTACTAAAGAATATCTAGTCCCCTCTGTAACTGGAGTAACCAAGTGGTGTATAAATGATGGAAATACTATGATAGAACCTCTTGGTCTTATTTCCGTACAAGTGTGATATCTTTTATTACCCATATGAGGCCCTAAATCAAATTTAAGATTACCACCTTTGTAATTTTTTGGATTGGTTAAATTTACCGTAACGGATAATTTTCTAGTCTTCCAGAACTGATTTGGATTGTCTACAAAACCAGGCGCTGGAATATATCTTGGTAAACCTTCAAATTTTCCATCTCTATATGTTTTATCAAACTTTAATTCTTTACCAGTATCATCTTTTGCAATCATATAATTACCGTCATTGTCTTTTCTTCTTTGTTCTTTTACTGTTGGGTCAAATGGTATATATGGTCTTGAACCACCATCAGTATGCCACGAATAAAACTGGCCTGGATTGTATACTGTGAACTGACAAGTTTCAGAAAAATCCCATTCATAATTCCAATTTGCTTTTTGATTTGCCTCTTGTATATATGGGTGTATTAAATCATATATCCATTTGTCTGCTAACCAACCTACTTTAGTATCTCTAACATATACATCTTCTTCTTTGATACCTTTTTTTCTTCTACCTTGTGCAGTCAAATGATTTTGTGCGATATTACCAGCATTAGATGTTTCACCACCTTTTTGTCTAAAATCAAAAGTAGTAGCATCAGTTGCTTGTTTACCACTCTTTTGTTCTGTGAGAGTCATGTCAGACAACCCTCTCTCTATAATTGCATTACATTGTTGGTCATTTAATGCACCTATGAAATAATAGTAACTATTTTCACATATACTCATAATGCACCCTCCGTATATTTAATCCAAGTTGTTATATTTCTTAGTTGGAATCCTCTATTGTGTAGATTTTTCACTATGTGTTCCAAATAACTAGAAACAACTTTAAGATAATCTAGTTTAGATTGCAATCTAACCATATCTTCATCTGATTCTAAGTATGTTGGAATATCTTGTCTAAGAATTTTTAACTCAAATGGTTTCTCTGATTTACCAGAATAATATTCCCATTTTTGTTTTTTTAATATTTTCATATCAGTTTCAGCTTTACTTAACATAAGTCTAAAATTAGTATAAAGTTTTAAATATTTATTAAGTAATGCTGGACTTCTAGTCTCCTCTAGATTGATGTTAGTTTCATCAATCTTAGAATCTTTATCAAACATTTCTTGTATTTTTTGTAAGTCCATACGGTATTATATACTATAATTAAAAAGTTGTCAAGTCTTACAACGATTCAAATTTAAATAATTGATATTGAAAAGTTGCTGTTGCACTCATATATTGAGTGTCTGATTGGTCATTTGTATATTGTAATGCAGAAAGTGATACTGGATATACATTTGAAAAGTTAACATTTAATACTGGGTTATTCTTATTAGATAGTATTGTTAATGTTGCATCTGAATACATTGCACCGTCTGGTGTTCTAGGTTTAGGTGTATCTGATGGTGCATTTATTTTTGATTGAGATGTAGGAAACTGGTCTACATTTTCTTGTCTAAAACTTTTGAACTGAGCTCTGTCTTCTGGGAATCCAATCGCCATAATCCAGTTAAA